GATCGGCGTCGGCGGGGCGCCCGCTTTGAGCAACGAGGCGTCCTTGAACGTCAGCCACGGGCCGCGCGTTGCCCACAGCACGGCCTTGATCGCGGTCGAGGGGTCCTCGTGCAGATTCACGATCACCGCCCGCAAGAGACAGGGCGGTCGCCAGAACCAGAGCCAGCGCATCAAATCGCCACACGGGTCATGGTGGGGCGCCGCGGCCGGCTGGCCTATTTAATGGATTTATATTCGGGGGCGCCGCGCGCGAGATCGCGCCGCATGATCGCGGGCACGCTGACGTGCGCACGCAGCGCGCGTCGGGCGTACGCGTCGAACTGTTTCGACGGCAGCGTGACGCCGACGTGTACGGATAGGTCGTCGACGTCGAGCCGCGGCCGCCCGCGCCGTTTCATCCGACGACCAAGTCGGGATCCTCGGCGGGTCCGTCGGCGAGCGCGGCGAGCTTGCGCGCGATGAGGGACGCGACGATGCCGTCGATTCGGCCGCGGCTCTTTTTCTTCGTCGGATAGAGGTTGTCTTTCCCGTCGCGATAAACGACCACGTTCGCCGCCATCACCGTGAGGAGCGGATTACTGCCGGCGTCGACCAGGCCGTCGAGCACGTCGGCCTCGTACTCTTTCGACGGCGCGCTCATTTGCGCGAGGGTCTGCGGGACTTCGATCACCTCGAAGCCGTCGTCGAGCAGGTCCTGCTCGAGCGTGCCCGCGTTCCAGGGATCGAAGCCGACCTGCTGGATGATGAAGCCGAAGGCCTTCGCCTCGTTGACGGCCGCGCGGATCACGTCCTGGTCGAGGCGGTTGCCCGGGTTCGTGGTCAGCACCGCGTCGACGCCAGGCACGTCAGGCACGTAATCGAAGTACGGCACCCGGTCGCGCCTGGCGCGCTCGAGGAGCGTGTCCGCCGGCGTGAAGCAGCGGACCAGATAGCGCCAGGCCTCGCGAGTCGCCGTCGGCGGGAACGTGAGCGCGAACGACGCGAGGTCGATCTTGCTCGAGAGATCGATCGCGCCGAAGCACACCTCGCCGACGAGGTCGGCCGCGGTCCACGCCGTTTGCCCGGCGCGCCAGCCCTCGAGCGAAAGCCACGGCTGCGCGGTGTTCACCCAGAGGTTGAGGCGCTTCTGTTTGAAGGTGGCCACCGCCCCCGGCATGCTGATCGCCTTCGTGGCCAGCGCGCGGAGATCGTCCGGCTTGATGGACACGCCGTAATTCGGATTCGCTTTGCGCCAGGTCGCCTCGAGCGTCCAGTCGTCGTCAAGGTCCGCGTGCGCGATGAACGCGAAGAAGGTCTCGTCGACGACGACCTGGTCGAGGAGGTTGCAGGCGTAGCCGTGCTGGTCGCCGCACGGCGAGACGGGGTCATCGCCCGCCGTGGTGATCTGGAAATTCACCGGCTGCCGGCGCGCGCCGGTGGCCGTTTCCATGACGTCGATCGTGTCGCGGCTTTTGATCTTGTGGAATTCGTCGACGATGATCAGGTTCGGGTTCAGGCCGTCTTCGGGATTGGCGCCGAGCGGCTCGAGCTTCGACGTCGTGTCGTCGCGGTGAATGTTGCGTGCCATCACCGTGAGCCGCGCCTTCAGGTGGCTCGACTTCACGAGCTTCTTCGCGTCGTTGAACACAAACATCGCCTGCCCGCGTTTCGTGGCGAGGCAGTACCCCTCGGCGCCGGGCTCGCCGTTGAAGAACGTCACGTAGAGCGCGACGATCGCCGCCTCGAGCGACTTGCCGTTCTTGCGCGGGATCTCGTTGTAATGGGTCCGAAAGCGCCGCAGATCCGTCTCGACGTGGACCCAGCCGAAGAGGGAGCCGAGCCGGAATTGTTGCCACGGCTGCAGGGCGATGAACGTCTTGGCCCATTCCCCTTTGTAGTGTTTGAGCTTCGCGGCGAACCGGAAGAACCGGTCGGCCTTCGCGGCGTCGAAGCGGTACGGAAAGTCCGCCGTGCCTTCACGCGCGCGATCGCGCAGATGCCGTGCGCACGCGAGACGGTGATACTTTCCCGCCGGCAGACGGCCCTCGACGACCTCGCGCGCATAGGCGTCGACGACGTGCACGGCGGCGCCGGCGACGGCTTTCGCCGGGAGATGCACGGCGTCCGTGATCGGTCCGTAGACGGCCGGCGCGTGTCGGTGCCAGCCGGCGAGCGCGAGGCCCACGACCAGCGCGACGACGATCGCCGCCGCGCTAATGGGCCTGGGTGGGCTCATCGAACTCCGCAAACGGATCCACGGGTTCGGGCGTCGAGGGGACCTTCACGCGCGAGCGCGCCGCCGGCGTCATGCCGAACTCGACGAGGTAGCCGCGCAGCGCCTGGTCGTAGGCGCGCAATTGCGCAAACCCGGGATGTACCTTCGGGTTGCCCAGGTGGTCCCGGTAGAACGCCGACCGCAGCCGAGCGATGTAGCGCTCGAGCCGCTCGGCGCGAGCGTGAAGCCGGCAATAGCGGTACAACACGGCGTCGTCGACCGTCGACAGAGTGCGGCTGTCCTCGAGGCGCGCCACCATCCGGGCCCACTCCGCGCGCGCCTCACCTTTGAGTTTCGCCGGCAGGGTTGGACGGCCCTTCGGCGGATCGGGCGCGTCGGCCGACGTCGACCCCGCGGTGCCGCGGTCCTTGCGACCGGTGCCAGCCAGGGTGTGCTGCGCTTTCGACTTGGCGTTCCGGCCTCCGGAGCTCGACGTCCCGGGCATCAGCGCGGCCCTCGTCGATCACGACCCGGCGGCCGCGGCCCCATCCAAAGCCGAGCTGTGTCATGGTCCATAAGCGAAATCGATTCGCTGACAACGCGCACGGATCTCCCGGATCGGGTTTCCCGGCGCCCCGTTTACAGCGATTTGCGGCCCCCCCTGGCCTGCTGTTCGCGTGCGCGACCGCGCGCGCTCTCGGCACGCGTCTTGAGGTCGGAGCACGCGCGGCACAGCGGTTGCGTGTTCGCGTCGTCGTCGCGTCCGCCTTCCGCGAGGGCGACGATGTGATCGCGGATCGTGGCGAGGCAGCGTCGGCCGACGCGCGCGCAGCTGCGACACCACGGCTCGCGCGTGAAGAGCTGCTCGCGCAGTTGCTGCAGCTGGCGGCCGCGGACGCGCGGCGACGGGTCGCGGTCGACCGGCCGCCAGGCGACGGCCTGGTGCGTGCGACAGCGCAGGCGTCCGCACTTCGGATGCGCGCAGGGGCGCGGCGGCGCGAGGGCCACCGGTTAGGCGCGCTCGACTTGTTTGCTGTTGAGGATCAGGGGGGTGACGTGATCACCCGGATACATCGGGTGCTCGGTCTCGAGGTCGACGTTGCAGTATTCCTCGTTCAGGTGGATGGCCTTGACGCGACAGGGGACGGTGACGCGTTCGCCGACGCGCAGCTCGTGACCGTTGCGATCGTAGGGCATGGCCGTTTCTCCGCGTGATCGAGGGACCGAGGAGGCGGACCGGGTTACCCGCCCCTGCTCTGTGTAGCGTCCAGCGTGCGTCAGAACCGGAGGGTTCATGACCCACGCCCAACTCCGTTCGCTCCCTGCGCTCGCTGCGCTCAAGGAGTCACGCGAATCGTCCGGGTCCCATGCGATCATGGCCAACGGTGCGGCTGATCGAAAAACCTCTGACCGTACGTGACTGTGCCGACTGGATGGGCTATACGCCGAACTGGATCCGGAGCGCGATCAACAAAGGGGTGCTCGTCCGTCGCGACGCCGCGCTCGTGAAGCTCGAGGCGGAAACGCTCACCCTCAACGGCCGGACCACACACCGCATTCATCTCGACAGCTTCGTGACCTTCCTGATCGCGATTGGGTGGAAGCGGCTGCCGGCCCATCCGACCGGCTTGCGGGCGAGTGCGGCGCTCTCTCTGCAACGAGGCGCATGACCACGACCCCGCGACCTCTCTGGAAAGGGGCGCTGTGCATCGCGCGCCTACAGATCCCGATCAAGGTCTTCCCCGCCACGAGCACCAGTGAGTCGCTCGCCTTCAATCAATTGCACGAGGTCTGTCAGTCGCGCGTGAAACAACTGCGCTGGTGCCCGAAGTGTGAGCGCGAGGTCCCGATGAGCGAGATCATCAAGGGCTTCGAGTTCGAGACCGGGCACTACGTGATGGTGGGCGACGCGGAGTTCGACGCGGTGAAGCCGACGTCGACGCGCGAGATCACGCTGACGCAGTTCGCCCCGCGCGCCGCGCTGCCGCTCGTGGTGCTCGACCGCGCGTACTTCCTGGAACCGATCGGACAGGAGGCGACGGACGCGTATATGTTGGTCGTCGACGTGCTGGCGCGCCTGTTGACGGGCGCGGTGGGGATCGGGAAGCTCGGGATTTACGGCCGCGAATATTTGGTTGCGGTGCTGCCGGTCGATGGCGCGTTGATGCTCTTCACGCTGCACCCGGCGCGCGAGCTCCGGACCGCGCCGACCCTCGCGCCCGCGCGCCGCTTGCCCGCCGAGCATCGGGCGTTGCGCGAGATCGTCAGCGCGCGCGTGCAGCCGCTCGACCTTTCGACCTTCGTCGACGAGCACCAGGCGGACCTGCAGCGCCTCATCGACGCCAAGATTGCCGGCGAGGACTACGTGCAGGCGCCCGTCCAGGCGGCGGCGCCGCTGTCGCTCAGCGAGGCGCTCGCGCAGAGTCTGCTGGACACGGGGGTGGTATGACCGAGGCCCACCACACCGAGTACGTCAACATCCGGCATGCGGGCGAGATCGCCGGCGTGTCGCGTCGGACGATTTATAACTGGCTGGCAGAGGGCAAGCTGTCGTACGTGCGGACGGCGGGCGGCTCGGTGCGCATCGATCGCGCGGGCTTACTGATCGAGCCCGCGCGCAGGATCAAGAGCGACGACAACCCCTGACGGGATCAAAGTCTGGCTGGCCCTGGCTGCAGCTGCAGCCTACGGTCGACGCGGCAGGCCTCGACTGCCGCTCGCTTCCCGAGACGAGGCGACCACGAAGCCATGATGGCCCAGGACATCCGCTAAGGTGCCCTGCGTGATCCGCCCGCGAAACAATGGCGGCGGCAGAAACCGCCGTTGCTTGACCTTGGGATCGAACGCCGTGAACGTCACGAAATCAAACGTATGCGCGAAGTGCGGCAGCGTTGTGTACGACGATGAATACAGGATCACCGTCCCGCCTTCCTTCCAGTACAGCACCATCGCGTACCACCAGCAATTCGAGAGCGTAGCTCCGGCGGGCGGATAGACCACCTCCAGCAACGCCATCACGCTCAAAACGAGCACGCCAGCGGCGAGCAAGAAAAGCAACCCGCCGAGCATGCGACAGCGGGCGGAAGCTGTCACCTTCCGCTCCCGGCGACTCGGACCATGCACTCCAGACAGATCTTCAGGGGCATCACGGGTGCGTACGGCCGATGCACGATCGGCGTGCGGCACAGCGCGCAGCTGGTGTGCACATCATCGGGAAAAAACGACCGCGGCCCGCAGATCACGAACGTGGACGCCTCGCATTCTGCCGGCGTGCCGACGATCACCTCGATGCCGCCGATGATGATGGTGTCGCGCTTCATCCGTCCAACTTTCTGGTGCTCGCATGGGCGTTGACGGTGACGCGTGCCTCGTGGCGTCCGACATGGCCGGCGTCGAGCCACGCCAGATACGCCAGCGCCTTCGAGCGGGTCAGGGTCGTCCCTCCCTCGCGGCTCACGTACGTGAGTCGGATGCGGGCGCCGCCCATGTAGTAGGCCCCGGCATTGTGCAGGCCGGCGAGCGACCCGGCCTGCTCGAAGCGTTTCAGGTACGTGTTCAGACGACTGGCGATCTCGCGCAGCGTCAGTTCATCCGTCATCGATAGAGCTCGCCCTGTCGCAAAAGGGCGGCGGCTTCGCGCGCCTCACGGCGGTGGGCGCGGCAAAAGTCTTTATTCGGTGGCAGGTGAATTCGACAGCGGCGGCAAAGGGGCCGGTCGCAGACGTCGCATTCGTACGCGGCCCACTCGCGCCGGCACTCCTTGCAGCGCGTGCGGCGCCGGTGGCCCCCGCAGACGATGGCGGTCCCGCCGCCCGGCAGCGTGACGCGCTCACACATCACCGTTGCTCCACGTCCTGCGACGGATCGTCGCCGCGATCCAGGATCTCGAGGATCGTACGGGCGCCGGCGAAGTACTCGCGCACGGTGTCGACGACCGCGGCCGCGATCGCTCGGTGCGCGTCCGACAGACCGGGATGGCGCGCCGCGAGCTGGACGAGGCCGGCGAGCTGCAGCGCCTCGAGCGGCGCCAAGGGCCCCAGGATGAGGGGTTGGTCGCAGGCCTGCAGCTCCGCAATCATGAGCTGCACGGCTTGCTCCTGATTCAGTGGCGCGTCGCCGACCGGCTGACCGTGGGCATCAAGGATCATTCGAATTTCTCATTGCGGGCGCTTGTCGCCGCGCGGCACGACGATGACCTCGGTGGTCGGTCCGATCAGGTCGTGCAACGTTTTCGCGAGGGCGCCATCGTCCGCGCCGTAGAACACCGTGATCGCCCCGATGGTGGTCCCTGGCGCAATGCGCAGCGCTTGCGGATCGAAGTAGATGGGGCGACCGGCTTTCAACTGCTCGACGTTCCCCTCACTGATGCCCACCAGGATTAGCACGCGGCCGTCGGGCATCGTGGCCATCGCTTTGACCATCAGAGCGCCTCCACGTCCTGCCGCCGCACGACGAGGCATCTGTCACGTTCCGCGTGCAGGGTGCCGGCCTTGATCTGCCGCCGGACGTAGGCTTGCGAGCGCCCGAGCATCGCCGCGGCGGTCGGGATGTCGACCCACGCCGTCGACTTCTGAGAGTTCTCAGAAGTGGGTGGCTCAGCCGCGAGCGCCCGCAGCGCGGCCGCGAAGACCAGCCGCAGCACGTCCTCGCCGCTGGGCGTGACGCTCGAAAGCGTCTGCATCGCGCCAGCGTGCCCGTTGCCGTTCGCCGTGATCCCGTGGTTGGCCGGTAGAACGAACGGCGGCAGGCCCGGGCGGCGCTCCTGGGCCATCCGGGCAACGTCGTCGGGGTCGTAGACGGCCCGCTCGGCGCCGCGCCCGTGGGGCCGCCAGGCGTTTTGCTGGATCTTGCCGTCTTTCGAAAACTGTTCGATGGTCTTCGTGCTCACGCCGATCGCGGCCGCGGCCTGGTCCTTCGTCAGCCACGTCGAGAAGTCGGGGTCGCTCACTTCTGAGAACCTTTCTGAGACGTTCCACGGGAAACGTCGAAGCTGATGAAGTGGTCCCGCAGTTTGGTCAGCTGTATCCGATGGGGTTCCTGGAGCGCGGCCCACCCGGCGTTCGACAACACGCGGACCGGTGGATCCGCCATCGGTGTCCAGGCGAGGAAGACCCAACAGGCGACGCACATCACGACGCCCTCGACGACGTCGGGATGCTCGCGGCTCCCGATGATGGTTTCGATCGGCGTGCCGCAAGCGGGACAGCGCAGCGGGTGCGTCAGCACGGCGGTGTGCAGCGTGTCCAGCATCAGGACGCCTCGCGCAGGGTCCGCAGCCACGCCCGTCGCGGCGCGTTCTCGAGCGTCCCGCAGATCTGTTGATAGGCCCGCGAAGCCTCGGTGCCGGCGCGGTGCCCGAGATCCCACGACGTCGCCAGGGCCTCGATCCGATGCGGATTCCGACGGTACAGACTGCGCGCGCTGACGCCGAACCATCCGACGACGAAGCCAGCATGAAACGCGCGGACGAAGGCGATGTTGTCGGGCAGGCCGTTTCCCTGATCCGTGCGATGGCCCGCGCGCATCACGCTCCGGAGCGCATACGCCTCCGCCTTCGCAGCGGGTGCGCACACCGAGCAGACGGTGCACGTGCGATCGGCCCAGTGACAGCCGACGAGCTCGAGCCCGTCATCGAACGCGCACGCGTCGAGCTCCGAGCAGCCGCAGAAGCGACAGCGCCCAGCGCCGGGCTTACTTGGCATGGCTCTCTCTGCCCTGCGCGATCAATGCGGCAATGAATCGGTCGACGCCGTCACGGGTCGGCACGATCCGTCGGGCGCGGCCCTGCTTGAGGATTGCCTCGCACCGCCCCGGGTCGACACCTGGGCCGCCGGTGAGTAAGTGGTAGAGGCGCGCGCTGTCCAGCATCAGACAAGCTTCGGCCGCATCGACCGCGAATTGCCACTCCTCCGGTGTCTGCGGATCGCGGAGCTTGGTCATGCCGCGTCGACGATGCGAACCTTCATCCCGGGCACGGCCTTGTACCGGTCGACACTCTCTTTCGTGAGGAACCCGGCGACGACCAGTTCTTTCAACGCGACAGACAGCGACTTGTTATTGACTCGAGTACCGGTGCGCTCGAGGTCTCGCAAGATCTCACTGAAGCGGCGCGAGTCCACGAGGAAGCCGTCCGCGATGAGGCGTGCCACACGGCCCAACGTCGACGTGCCCTCAGCCTCGACGACTCGACGCTCGAGACTGACCTCGAGCTCGGGGGCGTCCAGGATCAGTCGGAGGAGCGCCGGCGCTTCGTCGAGGAGACGCGCTTTGATCGCTTGATAGAGCGTGTCGTCGACCTGGCCATTGCCTGGCGGAGCTGCCGACGCAGTTGCTCGATCTCGAAGTCCTTCAGGTCGAGACGCTTCTGGACCGTCAGCACGATCCGCGAGAAATGCAGATCCAGGGCGTTGGCGAAGGCCCTGAGTTGGCGGCGTTCCTTTCCGGTCATGGGTGGCCTTTCGTTCCTCGAGCATCGCGTCGAGGCGGCGCCGGAGATCGGCGACCTCGGTTTTCAACTGCGCGTTCTCGCGCTCGAGCTTCGCGGCTTCGTCCTTCGTCACAAGGTCCTCCTTGAATACCTGGTCGAACGCGCGACGCATCGCCCGCAGTGGCGAGAGCGCGACAGCCACCGAGACCGACAGCGCGCCCGTGGCGACCTGTTGCGCCTGGGCCTCGTTCATCCACGCCGGCTGTACGTAGGTCTTGATCGCGTGCGTCCCCCAACACGCGTAGAACTGCCCGAGCTCGAGGAGCGCGATGTCGGCCGCCTTCGGTTTGGCGACCGTTGCAGGAATGTTCGACAGCGTCCGCTTGATCTCGTTCGCCTCCCGCTGCACGCCGAGGATCCACACCGGCACGCTCCGGAGCAGCTCCTTGTCGACGCCGCCGATGTCCTGGCTGTCGAGCCAGAGATAATTCTTGAGCGCGGCGCCCTGGCGGATGTAGCTCATGGCCGAATGCCGGACCGGGGTGCCGCGGCCCTGCGGGATGAATTGCCAGGCCTCCGGGACGACGACCACGGTGTCGTGTTCGTGCTCGAGCACCCAATCGATCGACGATTTGATGACGAGGTGTTGCATCGAGGTCGGGAGGTGCGCCAGGTCCATGACGTTGACGCCGGCGGCGAGCTCCACGCGCGGCGCCCACTGCACGGCCGCGATCGTCGGCACGAGCTCGTCGAGATACTCCCCAAGGACCATGTAGACATCCGCGTTCAGGCCTTTGGCTTTCTCCTGCAGCCGGGTCAGGGTGCGGCGGACGTCGGCGAGCGTTCGGGCGCCTTTCGTCGCGCGCATGATCCAGGAGCGTTCGAACTTCAGTCGTTCGCCCAGAAACGCCTCGAGCAGCGACGACACGAAGCGCCAGTCGGCCTGTTCGCGAAAGTACGGCGTCGTCGGCCGCCCGTGCAGGAACGCGCCCTCGCCGCGCTTGGTGATGAAGGTCAGCGCGCGCAATTGCGATCGGGCGATCAGCGCCTCGAGCGTCGTGGTCTTCCCCGCTTCCTGGGTTTGGCCGGTGACACAGCAATGGCGGATCGGGACCGTGACGGGATGGCCGCTGCCGACTTCGAAGCCGAGGAGAACCGCGGCCGCCGACGTCGTCTTTGTCATGCCGGGTCCCAGGCGTGCCCGCAGACCGTGCACCAGAACCAGCCTTCGCGGCCTTTCACTTTCGACAGATTCGCGCGACGGTCCCCACACTTCGGACACACCGCCGACGTCACGCGATTGCGAAGGGACCGATCCACAGGGAGTTTCATCATCGAGCGCTTGCCCGCACGTCGGAGCCCGAGCTTCTCGTTGATGCTGGTCATGTGGGCTCCGAGACGACTTCGATAATTTGTGTGACGTACGCCGTGCGCGCGCCGCCCTTGATTTCTCTACGCGCCTGCGCCGCGATCGTCGCCAGATCGGATGAACCCGCCTCGTGCGAATAGCCGCCGTCTTTGCCAGAGCGATACACAAACAACACGTAAAACGGCTTCTCGATAAAGACCTCTGATTGCGTCTTGCCGGCAAGCCACGCGGCGGCCGGTGAGGTCAACATGTCGTGGATCTGCTCGACCTTGTCGACCGCGCCCCGTTGCTCGTCCTCGAGAATTGTCTCGATCAATGAGAGCAATAGTCTTGCCTCCGATTCGACACCCATTGAGCTGCCTCCTGAAAGCAGTGACCTGAAAGGGTTGATCGGCGGGCAGTGCGTCAGGACGCGCACGCTTCGGGTTGCACTCCCTAGCCCGCCGAACCTCTAGGAGCGAACAGTCTCAGCCGAATTTTCGTCGCTGCTCATCGACGGCGACAAACTCCACGCGCGCGCCGGGTCGGACCTCCGTGATCGCCGCCTGCACGACGTCCGCGAAATGCTTTCGGATCCAGTCGGCGGTGAGAGAGCTATTGGCGCCGGGTT